GCGCGCAGCGTGACCTGCGCGCCGGGCTGCACACCGGAGGCCGCGCTGCATATCACCCGCACCGCATCATTCGCGTTGAGCGGCGCAAAGGGCCCGCGCTCCAGCGGCATGACCGACAGCGTCCAGGCGGCGTGTCCGGTGCGGGTCAGTGTCCGCGGTGCGTGATCCGGGTGGACGAGATAGAGCACGTCGGCGGACTGTGCATGGCGCAGCGCGTCGAGTTCGCTCGCCTGCCAGGGTGACGCGATCTCGTAGAGCCGCGAGACCGTCCCGCCTGACACATAGGGTGGAAGCGCCGCCGTGTCCGTCCCGGACAGTTCGAAGCTGTCGGCGTCCGCGTTGGCCACGATGAACTCGCGATTGTTCAGCAATCCCATGCCGCGCACGCCGGTCATGAGAATACGCTCGCCGTTTGCGAAGCCATGGGCGAAGGCCGTGACGCGCGCGGGGTTGCCTCGTGTGATGTCGAGAACCGGTCGTGACAGGGAGGTTACGGGTGCCCCGTCCTTCCAGACCCGGATGACGCCGTCGCCGAATTCCAGCATGTAGGCCTGCACGGTCGAGAAGACGAAGGGGATCAGGCGCCCTTTGGTGAGCGGATCTCGAACGGTACCGGCGAACCGCGTCCCGTGGCGGCGTATCAATCCGCCTTCCGGGCGAATGATGAAGTTCTCGACCAGCTCCGCGCCGCTCGCATGTTTCTGCAGGTCGGTCCGCCCATAGAGGCGCGGCGAAAGTTCTCCGGCCGAGAATGAGAACTGGCTTGTTGACTGGCGCATGTCAGACCTCTTCGCCGGCGGGCACATAGCCCTGATCAAAGCGGCCATCGAGCCAGCGGCCGCGTGTCTGGCGCTGCGTGCATCCTTCATCGGCATCGCGGCGGCGGGCGTCTGCGAGCTTGGCCTGAAAGAGCTGATAGAGGCTCGTGGCGCGGGACTGGCTGTCGCTGAGCTGCACGGCGAGATCGGCCGCAAGTCGTGTCACCAGCGCATCCGTGAACAGCACATCGAAGGTGGCGGGATTGGTTACGCGGGCGGTGTAGGACACAAGCAGCGGCGCGGCCGCGCTGGCCAGGATGGCGCGTTGCTCGACTTCCCACGCGATATTGCCGGGGTTGTGCACGGCGCGCACGAGCAGGCAGTCCGCCGGTAGCGGGAATGCAGCGGCGTAGCCGAAGGCCGGCCTGTCCGCCGCAGCCGGCAGGCTTGCGCGCCGTGTCGCGAAGTTCCAGTCATAGCTTCTCAGCACGGCATCGCGTACATAGGGATAGCGGCGGCGGCAGGCGCGCGCGGCTTCGCTCTTTTCGTCGAGCGAGACGATTTCGGCGCCGCGGCCGATCTCGGCCAGCGCCATGTTGCAGATCGCAACTTCAGAGTATTCACCAAAGGCGGGCATGTGTTTCCTTTCCTGCGCAGGGCCGCCCCGCAGGTTTTCATCCTGCGGGGCGGCTTGTTGCGCCTAGCTCTGGGCGAAGTAGAGGTCGATGATCAGCGTCCCGGCCAGCGGCAGGGCTGCCGTGGCAATCGAGAGCAGCACGGTCTCATCTGCGGCGAGGCGCGTGGCCTGTGCCGCGGCCCGTCCAAAGTTGACGGGCGTGTCAATGAGCGTGTGCACCGCCGAGGCGCGGTACTTTCCGGGTGTCCCCGCAATGCCGATGGAGACCTGGGATGTGCCGAGTGACACGTCCGAGGTGATCGTTCCGCACAGGAACGTCTCGCCGGCTGAGGGGAACGCGAGCACGATCGTGTCGGCCGGGGTCTGGCCGGCGAGCGTGATCTTCTCGCGATGCACGCGGACATGGCCGCCCTGCACGCTGCCATCCACGAGACCGGGAGGCGTGCTCCCGCGAGGCGCCGTGTAGGCGCCGTAAAAAGTAGGCATGATGATTTTCCTTGGTTTTCAGAATGCGCTATTCAACGCAGGCAATTTCAACGACGCCGTTTTCCTGCATGCGCGTGGCACCGGCGGACATCGAGTAGAAGACCTGCGTCGCGTAGTTCTTGTCGGGACGCTCGGTGATGCGAGCTGACGGCTCGTTGCCCAGTCCCAGCACGACCTGGTCACGCTGCCAGGCAAGGCAGGCCCGTTCCGCTCCGGAGATGATCGGCAGGATCTTCGTGCCGTCGATGCGCGTGCCGTCGACGCGGATGACAGAGAAGCCGAGGAATGTCTCGAGCTCGCCCTGCACCAGCGCCTTCACCGTGTTGAAGTCGGCGGACGTGACCTGCGTCGTGTTCAGCAGGTCCTCGAGCTGTTCGGACGTCACGGCGATGAAACGGCCGTCGCTGTCCATGTCGGCTGCGTCCAGCGCCTTCTTGGCCTGGATCAGCTTGCCGATGGTCAGGCCGGTGCCCAGCGACGGCAGGCGCTGCGCGCCCGGAAAGGGTACGGCGGTAGAGCCGTTCTCGCCCGTGAAGGCGACGCCGCGCATCGCGTCGACGATGACCTCGTCGAGCGCGCGCCCCATGGCATTGGCGGCGCTGCGGGCATAGGTCGACGTCGGGTCGATGAGCATGCGCAGCTTGTCTTCCTGGTCAATGAGGTCTGCCCAGTCGAAGTCGTCGATCGAGCAGCGCCGGCGGGCGTGCGGCGTGTCCATGCGCGGGGTGTCTGCGTGCCGGGACGTGCGACGGCGGGCGGCCGTGGCGCCGATCTGGTCGAAGAAGGCCTGCTTGCCGTTCACGTTCTCGACGCGAACCGCATCCCTGAGCTTCGAGCCCTTCTGCTGGGACAGCATGGTGACGTTCGCCGCGTACTGGCTGACGAACGCCGTGGTGATCTGAGTTGACATGTAAATGTCTCCACAAAGGTTTCAGTTGTCGTGTTGTTGGCGGTGCGGGTGCCCCTGCCTTCGTGGCGGGACCGCTTCCTTGATGTGCGTCGCAACATCCGGTGCGGCTTGTCTTGCAAGCGTGCGGCGGGCCTGTGCGTTTTCGCGCACCCGGGTGTCCGCAATTGTTAAGATCCTGGTAGCCACGCTCGTTCGTGGCGCATTCCTGCGGCTGCGCGCGCTACCTTAGGGTTTCCTTGCCTAATGAGGCCATTGCATGTAGGTTAGGACTTGTGACGGCTGCACGATTTGAAGTGCGGACCGGGAATGCCTAGACACTAGCGCTCTGCAGCACGGTGGCTGCGCAGGCCAGGCTCCCCCTTCAAGCAAAACATCGTTCCGCTGTTTCAATCGGCTTGGGCATTTCGCCCGCGCCAAACATACATACCTAGGATTAAGTACATGGCCTCGCATTCCGGAACGGTAAAATTCTTCAACGAGTCGAAGGGATTCGGCTTCATCACGCCTGATGGCGGCGGCAAGGACGTGTTCGTCCACGCGACAGCTGTCGAGCGCGCTGGGCTGAGAAGTCTGCGCGAAGGTCAGCGCGTCAGCTTCGACACGGAAGCCGACACGCGTGGGCCAAAGGCTGTGAACCTGAAGGCAGCCTAACGGCGCCACGCAGTTCAAGCAGTTTGGGGGCGGCCGCCGGACGAAACGGTTCGGGGCCGCCTTGTTTTTTAGAAGGAGCCTGGTGCATTGAGAAAAGACAGGGACAAGCCCAAAGAAAAAGACCACAGCGCCGAGCCGCCGAAGATTCCGGTCGTGCATGACATCTCTGGCCGCATTCCGGCCATGGCTGATGCCGAACTGAATTCCCTTCTCGCGAATGCGCGACGCCTCCTGGCTTCGGGTACCGCGATCCAGAAGAAGACGGCCGAGATCCTCGTCCCGCTGATCGAGACGGAAGTCACGGCCCGCCAGGCCGCGAAGGAAGAAGCACGCAAGGCGCGCACCTCGTCCAAGCGCAAGAAAGACGCCGCTGCCAAGAGCGACCCGACGGATTCGTCCTCGACAGCCTCCTAGTCGCCTTCCTTCATGTAGGCGCGCTCGAACATCGTGCGCACCTGGTCGACCAGATCGAAATGATCCGGATGATCCCGCTTCACATAGGCTGGCCTGGCCATGAGTTCCCTTGCCCTGCGAATGGCGTCGCCGGGTGCCAGGCCCTGAAGCGCCCCTGAGTCGCCTTTCAGCGTATCCTCGGCCAGCGACGCGCCTGCGCGCGCGAAGGCACGGATGAGATGCGGGTTGTTTCCAAGCCCACTCTCGTTGAGGAAGGCCACGAGGTCTTCTCCTCCAAAGTACTTCGCTGCCCGCGCGGCCTGCGTCAGTTTCAGGCTGTAGTCGGGACCCCATTCGCCCTTCAGGGCTTCGCTCGCGCGCGTCTCTTCATCGCTGCGCGTGCGGCCCATGGTGGCGAAGGCCTCGGCCTGGTGGGTGGCGTAGAAGTCGAGGAGGCCCTGTACCTGATGCGGCATGAGACCGAGCTTGTGCGCCACGGGCAGCGC